ACCAACAGCCATGTGGCTGAGTCATCACCTAACTTGCCAAAGGGCTCTCACCTGCATCACGCACAGACACATTGGCAACGGTGCGAATCCAATCGGGGTCAAACTTTGCTTTGGTCTTGTTGGAATGCGTCAGTTGCGACCATGCCAGCCATGCAAGGTCGGTGAGGCGCAAGTCCGTCTCAAAGCGTGCCACGCTGCGATTCCATGTGCGCTCAAAGGCAACGAAGTCCGCAAAGACTGCGTCAACATCCTCTGACTCGCCTGTGTGATACTCAACCTTCAATGCCAATCGCATGACTGTCTCCTTTGGTTGTAGGTGTTATCAGGCTCCCGTGCCCTTGACGAGCGAGCCGCCTTGGAACGACAACGAAGTGGTGCCGAGTTCGCCGACAGCGCCGTTGATTGGCGTGTGGCTGGCAAGGTATGTGCCCGTGATGGTGTAAGACGGGTTGGTTGCTGATACGGCAGCATCCACAGCCTTGAAGCCGATGGTGGTCTGTTGACCGACCAACGGGAAGATGGTTGCCTCAACGGATGCGGCAGCGAAGTCCTGGTTCAGTTCCACATCGCAGGTCACATTGCCAAGTCCTGCTTGGAACTTGCGCCAGTCATCACCGAATGCGGTGACCTCAACGGCTTCCTTCTCGTAGTTGATGGTGACGCTGGTTGCTCGCGATTGCAGGTCAACGCTATTGATGGTGACGACTACATCGGTGAGGACAATCTGTGCCATGGCTGGTTATTCCTTCTCTGTTTGCTTGTTGGTGGACTTTGGTTGAGGCTTGACTGCGATTGGTTCAATGAACCCACCCTCAACGAGAGCAGGCACGCTGAGTCCAGCGAGGTCCTCGTCGTTGATGGTATCACCCGGCACACCGAGCGAAGTGTTGTTGCTGATGATTCTGTAAGTCGTCATGTGTTCTCCTAGGCGTGGACTTGACATTGCAAAGTTATCTGCAAGAAGTCTGCGTCACCTTGTGTCACGGCATTGATACTTGCACCGTTGGTCAAGATGAGTGTCTTTGCCACACCTCCTAGCGTTCGGTCACTCTCTATCGCTGCCCTGACGCTTGATGCGCCCGAGTACGACAGGTAAGTGTCTAGCAGGCTGTGTGCCGTTCGGTCTGTGTATCTGCCAACGATGACTGTAATCGTCCAGTCCTGCACAACATCTCCGCCACCCATTGCCTTGTGGTAGGTGACTTGCTCAATGGTTGGGAATGCGACAGGCGGATTGAGTTGCTCGGGTTGGTAGGTGTAGGTGCGCAGCCCAGAGATTGTGCCAAGCCGTGCGGCTAGACCTGTGGCGACTTGATTGATGCTGGCATTCATTAGGCAACAGCCATCAGACGGTACTGATTGAGCATGTCACGCACATCGGGGTCAACGGCTCGGACTTGGATTGCCATGTCATTGAAGCCAACGATGCCAAGCGCAGCGTTGTAGCGAGCGAATCCGCGGATGGACAACAGCACGCATGCCTCACGAACATCGTGCGGCACAGCCTGCCAACCCCATTGGGCAGTCACCTGCAACAAAGGCTGGTCGGGAATGGACTGTGTTGGGAATGTCTTGCCACCAATGGCAACGATGCGCCGATACGGGATGCCGTTGAGTGATGCGTCAAGAGGCTCAAGTTGGTAGTCCGTGCCTTGAACCCATGTGTCCTCAAAGGTTCCGTCTCCGTCATCATCTGTCTGCACGGTGACAGTCGTGTTGGCAATGTCGTTGGTCGGGACATTGTAGTAATCAAACGGGTACATCTTGATGGCTGTCTGCGCAGTCTTGTAGAACCAGCGACCGCAATAGCCATCAATGCGTCGTGAGGCTGCCTCAATGCTGCGCTCAAGTAATGAGTCGTCAACGGCATCGGTGAGCCGTAGGGCGGCTTTGACCTCAGCCAGCGAGCAATAGCCATTGACTATTGCCACGGCTACTTCTTTCGCTTGCGTGCTTTGGGTGGCGTTGCTCGCTCAGTCCCGGGGTCAAGCGTTGCAGTCTCCTTGGCAACATAGCCGAGGTCTTTGAGGGAAGCGTCAATCGCTTCAATGCGCTCAGTCAAGCCACGCTTGATGTAGCCCTCACGCTCCTGCAATAGAGCGGCGATGAGATTCTTGTTCGTCATGTCTGCCTTTCTGGCGGTGACACAGCCAAGGGGATGCTGTGCCACCGCCAGAGTCTAGGCGGAACTAGAAGGTCGGAGTGACCAGACCCGTACCGTCAATGATTGCCCACGACTTCGGGTAGCGATTGACGGTGAAGGCTGAGTAGCCGTACACAATCATCGTCACATCCAACTCGGCTGCCTTTGGCTGCTCAAAGCGCAGCATCATCGGCTCACCATTGCCTTCTTCCCACAGGTGAACTTCCTGCAGGTTGCCGACATAGATGTTGTCCTCGTTGTTGCCGGGACCTTGCGTGATGCTCACATTGGCATCGGTGATGACAGGCAGACCCATGATGGTGTAGCCGCTGTTGCCGTACACAGGTGCGCCATCTCCGTTGGCGACGCTGTTGAAGTTCGGCGCTGGCACAGCCAACGGGCGATTCTGCAGGTCAAGCGAAGCCAAGATGAATGCAAGGCGGCGCGGGTGCATGACGATGGCGTTCGGACCAGCAAAGAAGGTGGTCTGCACCTTCTGCACAGCGTCTGCCAACTTGGGGTACAACTCAGCCACGCTTGGCGAGGCATCGGTGTACGAGACGACATTGCCGCCAGCCACCACATCGGTGCGCATCTGCGCCACGAGCAGGTTGTCCAGCGTCGTGTGGTAGGCGGACACGAGGTCTGCCATCACGAGCGAGTCAATGTTCGTGCCACGCTCAATCGCTTGACGGGACACATTCTGCTGACCAGCAATCGTCTTGACCGAGATGTCCAACTTGGTGTCGTCCATGTTGGTCTCTTGCACAGCCAAGCCTTCGGTCTGTTCGGCGACAGCCGAGCCAGTCGTGACCTTGGAGATGCTGATGGTCAGACCATCTGCAGGCAGTTGGTGCTTGCGAGCACGGTCAGCCAACGGGCGACCTGCACGAGCAAACGGCGCTGCGAGTTCGGTCAGGAACTGCGGAACGATGAGTCCAGCAAAGTTGCTGCTGGTCACATCACGACGCTCGACCTGCTCCTCACGCATGTGACGGGCGAGGCGCTCTTGCGCTGCGTAGTCGTTGTTGAACTGCGCACGGTACGCATCGCTGATGAACGAGTGTCCGCTGCGCTGCGTGTAGGTGCGAGGCTCAGCCTTGACGACTGCCACGCCTTGTTCCTTGCGGATTGCCTTGGCGGCTGCGGTGCGAGCCTCAAGTTCTTCGTGCTTGGCAATCTGACCGTCAAGGTCGGATGCTGCCTTGAGGGCATCGGCAATCTTGCCATCCTCGTCGGCGGTGAGGTCACGCTTCTCTGCTTCGGCTGCGTCCACAATGGACTGCGCTTCCGACAGCAGGCTGCTGCGCTTCTCTTTGAGTGTTTCGGACATTGCCATGAGAGTTGTTCTCCTGTTGTAGTTGGTTGCTTGGCTGCCCAAGTGTTCTTCTCAGTGACTTAGTCGGCTGACGAACGGCTTGTCTTGTGGCGTTGGATTGCTAACTGCGCCCGTCGCAACGCCAGCGACGGTGACTTCAATGTAGCGGTGTCTGTATCAGCAGACTGCTTGTTGCGTAGTTGCACCATCGTCTGCTCGTAGGCAGGGTAGGTGACGACGCTTACATCGTAGAGGCGCACCTCTTTGAGTTCGCGAGTGCGACGGTCATCCGACCACGCATCTTTGACTGTCTCAAAGGCGAAACTCATCTGGCTAATGTCGCCACGACGCATTGCGGAGAGCAGTTTGGCTGCGTCTGGGTTTGATTCGTCAAGGCTGGCTTCAATGCGCAGACCCGTGTCGTCCTCGGCTAGGCGAAGCGTGCCGGACTTGGTGCGTGCCAATGGCACACCTTCGTGGTCAATCAACAGACGCACATCTGCGCCATCTTTGATGGTCTTGGTGAATGCGCCTCGGCGCACGAACTCTGTCCAAGGCAGAGGCTCGCTCGGGCTGTCAAAGACTGCCGCATAACCAACCAAGGTCTTGCCATCGCCTTCGGCACGGAGTTCAAGGTTGCTGTAGGCGACGCTGCGTTTCTCGCCATGTGCAACTACCCAATGGTTCATCTCCATCTCGTCGTCCTCGTCTGCTTCCCATGACTCACATACCATGTTGGCTTGGCATCCAGCCATGTATCGCTCGCACCATGAACGCTCGTTGTCAAAGTATTCGCATGTGCCACAAGACCTGCTTGGGTCAGATGCCTCTTGGTACGAATCTGGCAGTTCACGCAAGTCCGACACGCCCAACTCGGGTCGTTCGTCAGTCTCCATGTCGTCAGCCATCACCATGGCTTCACGTTCCTCATCAAGTTTGGCGACAACATTGTTGGCATGTTCCATTGCTCGTCTTGCATCCTCTTTCGTTGGACCGCTACCCCACAGCAGGTGAGCCACCAGCCCCGGGGTAATCTCGTCGCCTTGAACGGCATCTAAGTCAACCATGTGGCGTGCTATCCAAGGACCAATCTTGCGCCACTTCTCCTCTGTGACTGTGCCTGCAGCCATCTTGCGTGCATCCTCAACAGTCTGTGG